TAGGAGTAGGAGTCGGAGTTGGTGTCGGAGGTGGGGTTACTGTAAGAACAACTGATTGACATACAGGATATACCGCTCTATGACCGATAAATCTAATCTCAAAATTGTAAGTACCTGTAGTAAATGATGTTAATCCCAATTGAGATGGTACTACATTAAATGTGGTTGTTCCTGATTGAGTGGTTGAACCTGTTGATGATGCGTTAACATACTGAACCAATCTAAATGGTTTATAATATAATTGAGTTGGACCCATCATATGAACAGATACTATTGGCATAGTACCAGCTTGTCTAATAAAAGTCTCAGCACCGTTTTTAGACCATGTATATGTTAAACTAAAGGTTATACCTGTTGATGCGACAGTGGTCGCACTAAGAGTAACAACCGTTCCACTTACACTATTATCATTTATGTCCTGAACAAGTTCAACATCATACTCCGCCAAATTATTATTTGGATATATGAAATTCTGATTGTTGACCTGTTTTATAAATTTTCTTCCCATATTATTAAATATAATTTATTAATTATCGTTGTTTGAAACTACGTCATATTATCAGTCCATTGTAATAATACAGTATCACCTGCATTAATTGTTATATTTGCTCCCGATAAACTATGAAATGTAGTTGATGGACAAGTTGCTGGATTAACATTTGTAGTAACATTATTAAAACTTACTTGACTACCATTAACAAACACACGGAATATTCTTTCATCTAATTGTTGACCACCTGATACTTTACATATATCTCTTCTACAAGCTGTACTTGATGTTCCTACAAAATTAAATGAACCATGATTTATAGTTGTATTTGTTGAGTTTGTCCAATTTTGATTTGAATGAGTAAAATCTTGACCTAATACACTAAAAAATATATTTTTTGATTGTTTTTGTGGTAATCCCGATGTAGCAGAAGAACCAATATATTGTGTAGAAATATTTACTGGTAATGGTGTAGGCGTAGGAGTTGGGGTCGGTGTACCTGTAGGTGTGGCCGTAGGAGTCATTGTTGGTGTTGGTGTTGGTGTCGCTGGTGTAGGCGTAGGAGTAGGTGTTCCTGTTGGTGTTGGTGTTGGTGTCGCTGGAGTTGGGGTAGGTGTAGGTGTTCCTGTAGGAGTCGGTGTTGGTGTGCTAGTAGGCGGTGGCGTAGGTACAGGTAATAAATAACCATTTGTTTTATTTTGTTTAACAAATTCAAATCCATTTGGCCAGTTTGCTATAATATAATCAACTATAATAGTATTGAATGTAGCACCATAATCTGATGATTTTCTTAATTCATATTTTCCTAATTGATTATTTATTGTTACAAAAACATATTGTCCTGTTGCCGATGCTGAAATATCTACAACTCTATTATTACCAACTGTACTACCTGTTGACCAAGTAGCACCATAATCTGTTGAACGTTTAAACCATCCTGTTGGTGTCGGCTGATTTGTTGTATTAGCACCAACAAACATATATTGTCCTGTTTCTGACATAGCAACTCTACCATTATTTAATAAATCTAAATAAACAAAATTAAATGTAGAACCTGAATTTGTTGATAATAATACGCTACCATCTTTAGGGTCAAGTGTAGATAATGTATTGTAACTTGCTAAGATGTATTGATTGTTTTTAGATACGGCAACACTACTATAAGACGTTGCTCCTGTTAAACCAGTATCAGCATCAATATAAATTGGTGCTCTTGAATTATTACCTAAATTTGTTAAACTTGATAATGAATCAATTTTATATATATAATCATTTAAGGTTTTTGTTATACCATACATTGGATATGTTACATTAGGAACAACCACTTGTTCCCAATTTTTTGTTGAGCTAGAAACAGGATTAAAATTAAAACCATAATTTGATGAAACAAATAAACTACCACTATTTATTTTACCAATTGCTTGATACTCACCTGTATAGTTCATATCCATTTTTGACCATTCATAATCAGTAGTTCCTCCTGCGAATGAACCAGTAGTAAATGTTATACCTGAATTTACTGAAATATAATATTTATCAGCAGCAAATGAAACAACATTACCTAATGCCGATACACCAGCGGTAGTTGGATATTGTATTGGTTGATAAATTGATGAATATGTATTATTATCTCCACCTGTTGATGAGTACATAATTTTTTCATCATAACTAAATGATGGTGGAAATACTGTCGGTATATCAACTAAAACGAATTTACCTTCAGGTAATGGTGTAGGAGTAGGAGTTGGTGTTGCTGTAGGTGTTGGTGTAATGTTACTTTGAGTTGATGATGTAATCCTATACTCAAAGTTATATGTATCTGATGTAGTAAAAGTAATAAAGGTTACATTTGATGGATTTGTCGTTCCTGTAATACCATCAATAAAAGTATCTCTAATACCATTATCACCATTTTGGTCATCTGTTGTATAATCTCTTCTTATTACTGAAATTTCTTTTATTAAAAATGTTGGGTCAGAATATATTGATAAAGACACAACATCTCCAATATTTAAATTAGTTGTATATAATCCTTCTGTATCTGTATATCTAATTGTTCTTATTGAACCATTAACTGACATTTCAACATAATCCACACCCAAATCATTAACCAACTCATCAAAGTTCAATATTAATGAACCAATCATAGGAGTCGGTGTTGGGGTTGGAGTTGGTGGTACTGGTGTTGGAGTTGGGGTTGGTGTTACTGCAGGACCATAAAATGTTGAACTACCTTGTGTAATACCGTAGGTTGTTTTATAAAAATTAAAATTAGAACAACTTGTGAAAATATTTGATATGATTTTTATTGGTGTTCCATTTGTATAAACATATGTAGGGAAATTAGTTGTGTTTAAATCACCATTATTTAATGATACTAAACGATTCCATAATGTATCATATTGTCTACTATATCCACTTGAATTAAATGTAGATTCGGATACTTCATATATATAATATGGTATATATCCTAAATTCTCAAATTTAAAATCTCTCATGCTAGATGTATAACCACTTACATTACCACCCAATAAACCAACATTATAATCATATAATGTACTCCATCCATAACTTGTTCCACTTAAAGATGGATTAGTCATATCTGTTTCAAACTTGAAAACAACTGAAGGATTATCACAATAGTAATACATGAAATATCTTGTAGGATATGTCTGAGGATTTACATTTGTCTGCACCAATTCAACTTTAGTCATTTCAGGATTTGTTAAATTGAAACCATCAATTTTATTCCATGTGAAATACTGTTCGTTAATTTTGATTATATCATTTGGTTTTAAGTTTTGTATATCACTATACTTTAAATTGAAATAACCATTTAAAAAACGAGTATTTGGGTCATATAAATTATCTATTCTATTTTGATAGAATAAACTATACATGTCATTTTCGGTATATGCAGAGAATGATGTTACACCTAAATCAGTTGGAAGTTCTGAATTGAATAAATTACAAATACTATCATTATTAATCTTATTACTATCAGGGTTACCAACTGGCATTGTAGTACCAACTATTGGAGCTGTAAATGTTGAACGAGGATTTAAACCATCTGATTCAGCAATATAAAACACATTTGTTAAAACAGCACCACTATAAGTTATAACCTCACCAACTTGATCTAAGAATGGATTAAAGTTACCTGTCCAATATATTAATTTAGGTTTAGTCTTAACGCCAGGATATGTCCATACGATTGTCTCATTACCACCCGTATTTTGTGATGATGAATTACTTGAATAGTTTATACCCAAAGGTAATTTAACCTCACCATTTGGTGCCGTATCAAGTGTATCCCATTGTCTCATCAATTCAGGTGAGAATACTGTATCAATCTTTTTTGTTTGAGATTTAAACGCAGTTGGATTATAAACCTTATTCTCTCCGTATAATCTATTGTTTCTATCTTTGAATGTTTTGTTACCATAATCACCATCTTCTAAGTCTGATAGGATTAGTTCACTTTCAACATAGTTTAATGCTGGTTCAACAGTGAATCCTTTATCGTAACTTAACTTTGGTGTCCAATCATAAATATTACCTGTACCGATATAATAATTATATGGTTCTATAATAATCTGATTAGGAACATCAGGGTCAGGAACAAACACTAAATTAAATTTCTTAGCAATTGAACTAAGTACATCAATTTGTTTTAAATTCCAATCTATCACTAAACTAAAATCTACTACGTCATTATCTTGATAAACAACAATTGTATTTGGTGGTAAGTTAGAATATTCAGGAACATCTGATTGACTATCATTAACTCCAAAATTTTGTTTATATTCTAATTTACATGCAGATGGACAAGGTACAAATTGATTACTAATCCAACTATAAGTTGTACCAGTTGTATTAGCGGGAATTGTAATAGGTACATTTACATCCATACCTTCTGTAGAACCACAACTAAAATATCTAAATAATAATTTAATATTAATATCTGTTGGACTTGTTGTAACTACACCTGTATCTTTATATACTAATTCAATTTTATATGTTCTTGTTGTCTTTGGATATAATAAACCACCGCATGAAGTACTTGTATCAACATAAGTCTCAGTTAATTTAACCGCAAGATCCGATGATACCGCATCTGATTTTGGTGGAACCTTATACGAGAATTTCGTTGCCTCAGAACTGAAGTAACCATACATGTATAACATTCTAAACCATGGTGTATTGAAAAAGTCTGATTTAATTGTGTACCCATAGTTTTGAAACATAAGGGTGATTAAACCTCTAATACTAAGTGCTGGTTTTAATTGGTTGTCAATAAGACCATCTTGAGGTGAATTGATTCTATATCTTTTAACACCTGCAGCATATGCGGCTGCGTTTGATGCATATGAACCTGCAATGGTTGTTGTATATAAACGAGTTACACCTGATGTTATAACAGGTGTTGTTGAACCACTTAAAAGAACTGTATCTCCTGAATAATTATAACCATTATGAACTATTGGATAGAAATATAATGGTTCATTATCTCCTTGATATGGATTGTAACCATCCCAACTTTCTACTTGATATTTATCAAATGTATGATTAAATTGATAATTATATCCAATTACATTTTCATCATAGTTTAGGTCCTTTAATAAGTTGTTACCAATCTTACCAAATAGGTCACCAATACTTGAATAAAGAGTTACATCGTACTCAACTTTGGAATCCAATACAGATACCTTATTAAGTCTTAAATACCCCGTAAAATACGACTGGTCGTTTAATAATACCTGACATGGTACTCTTTGTAGTACATTGAAATATAATGACTGTGCATCAACATTAAAGAAGTTCTCAAAGAATCTGTTGTTCTTCTTAGAACCAGGTAATGTTAAACCAATAGAATAATCAGAGTTACGTTTAGATATATCCTGAAGTTCTGCGAAAGATTTATTAATCTTAATTGGAACATCACCGTATAAATCTAAAAACTCATATTCTATTACACCAGTTGTTGTCGTTGATGTATTATCAAATTGAACCCTTAGTACTGTCTGTTGCTGTGTTGCCATATATTAGAATCCTCTATTTACGAAGAATGAATCAGCTCGTTTGAACGTAATTCTATACTTATTTAATTTTTGGTGTTTTTTGGTGATAGTCTGAACCTCAGTAGATAAAACCTGTAATGGTTTTAAATCCTTATAGTATTTGTCTTGTCTATCCATTGGTGAAATAAAGTCATCCTTTACTTCATATACTTGTGGTGAATAGAATAATTGTTCTAACCAATTACCTTGTTGTACGGTCAGATAATCTGACTCTAATACAATCTCTCTGTCCACATCTGTAGCGAATGTTTTAACTGACCTACCAAAGTCTCTGTCAGGTCCTTGTATGTCGGTAGCGTAATATCTACTATCAAATGTTTGAGATTTAATCTTCTTTGTATCTTGTCTGTATGTTTCAAATGTAAAATAGTCATAACCACCCTTAGCGTTTAACCACGCTATTCTTGTGTTCTCAGGTTTACAATTTTCATACAGATAGAAATAGAACGCTTCTGATACAGGTCCTACAGGTCCAACACTACTTCTTAATTCACTATTAGTTGGATAAGAATAGAATAGTTGTACTCTATAATACGCTACATCTGTAAAGTCTATTGTTGCGAACATGTTTGTTATATCAACGGGACCACATGGTAAATTGAATATCGTTAATGTATCCGTATATCCTGTTGGTGATGCGTACTCTGTATTAACAAAGTTTAATTGTTGTTGAAAATATTGTATTTGATTATTATTCTCATCATAAAACTCAAATACAGCAAAGTCTGCCTCAATTACTTGTCTATCACCAGTCTGTCCGTTTAGATAATATAATACATAATTTTCTGTATCTTGTATATACTGAATCCTTGGTGCGTCAGTTAAAAATCTTGCTGTTTCTGATTGTTCAGGAACTGTTGGATAATCCATTAAGAATTGTGACATTGGTGACAATCTTCTATATACATCAACAGTATTAATGGTTATACCTGTTCCTATTACCGTACCAATTTCTTGGTCAAAGTTTGGAAGGATATATTTGTCCGTACCCATTTGGAATGCTCCACCCACATAGTCAAATAAATTACCTGTGTTGGTAAATCCTGATGGTACAAATGACGTATCATTTATACACGCTGGTATATCTGTGAAGTGGTTAAAGTTTGTTTCAGGTTTGGTTATGTATTGTGTGTAAACAGTATTATTTAACATATATCTCCAACCATATTTGAAGTTAGCTTGAATAATGTTTGGATATGGATTATTATAGTTTACTTGTAATGTTGTATTATACCAATCATTTTTAAAATAATTTGGGTAATGTTGTGACTGAACATAATTTGATATGTAGTCATACGGTCTTAAATTAAACTTATAAGTTACAGTAGCACCTGATGTAATTTCATAAGGTACTAGTGCCATTCTTCCTACTTTATTATCATTGACATATAAATCAACATCCATTTCCATAGATGAGAAGTAAGTGTCTCCTGTAAGAACTATTCCATAGGTTCCGCCCCTTTGATAAATCATATCTGTTGATCTACGAATTTGGGTGTTGTTGTTTAAACCGTTACTGTATAATCGTTGGTATCCAAATGTTGGCATATTATATTCCTTGTATTAAATCTATTAAATCTTCATAAGCCTCATCACCAATTAGTTCCATTATCTTTGGGTCGTTACCTATTGTTTCAAGTGCTACGTCCAAAAAGTTGGATGGTCTTATTCCGAATTTCTTTATGTTATTCTGTATCGCGAAGGCGAAACTTCTTCTTTTTATAAATTGTCCTTTCTTGTCTCTTCCCTGTAATCCTCTACTCTTAATCCAATTCTCAATTGCGGTAATTGGAACACCCTTCTTTCCTGGCAATCTTCCTGATTGTACCCATTGAGAATATTGTTCAGCAAGTACTTGTATTACCGTCTCATCCTCATTTACTTTATTTACCTTTACTTGGATACTATCTCTTAACTTACCTGACGCAACCTTATTACCGACCCCCTTGAACTTGGCAAACCCGAATGGGTAACGCTTCTGTTCAAGGGTCTTTTTCAAAATGTCTTCAATAATGGGTGCTATCTTTTCTAAGTCCATAATTATAATTCTTCAAATGATACTACTCTATCATTAAATATTATTTCTAATTCTTTTATTTTATCTTCAACTGATTCATATTCATAAACCAGTACTTCATCTAATCTTTGTGGTTGGGGATTTTCCCAAATTACTTTTATATGTTTCATATTATCTTACTTGTGTTACTGTTACAATTACTGACGGTGTACCAGGTATATTACCTGTTGCTACTACGTTTATTAATTGAATATCGGTATTACTAGTCTGCCAACATAATTCAAAATAATCACTTGCTGCTGCATCTGTAACATAATTCCAACTTGACACTGTTTTTGCTTGTGTTGCGTTACCTGATATTGTTATTGTACCTGAACTATTAGTTACATTAGTACCATTTCTTTTTAACCATATATGTATTGTATCCGTACCACTACCTGATACTCTATCAATTTGTACTGAGAATTGAATGTTATATACACCTGCGTTTGCCACAGTTAATCTTGAACCACTTACAAGTGAAACACCATTTGAATAATCTGTTGCTGTGTATGTTATTGATTGTGATACGTTTGCTGAACCTGATTGTGTTTGGTCTGATTGGAACGCACCTACGTTAAACATCTTATGTCCATACATAAACAAATCATTCGTTCCTGAACCTGATGCTATTTGTAATGAACCACTAATATTTAAAGGAGCACTACCACTCTTAAACATAATAGGTACGGTATCAGATGGTAATTGTAAGTTAAAGTAATTCTGTGCCTCATCAATACCCATCATAGAACCTAATATCAAGTTATTAGAACCTGTTGTATGACTTGATACCTTTGCGAGAATTACGTTATTAGAACCTGACCTAAGATTTATATTAGTATTACCCAACATTAAGTTGTTTGAACCTGTTCTAAAGTTGTTAAAGTTACCACCAAATGTATAGTTGTCAGTTGATGTAGAAGTGATACCAAACTGTGTGTCAACTTGGTCCATATTTGATTGACCTAAGAAGAAACCTACTTTTCTTGTTGGGTTAAAGAATAACTGTGCTTGGTTTGTACCATCCGCAATTCTTAATGAACCTGATTCATTATACATTCTCATTGAACCTGAGTGTATAACAAATGTTCTATCTGATGTTACTACGTTTGAACCACTTATTACTGATGTTCCTATTGTTGTTAATGAACCTGAGAACACTGCGTTAGAACCTGTATCAATTGATAAACCTGTTCTTCTTGAACCTGCTGCGGTACCTGTACCTACAGCAAATACGATATTGTTTGAGTTGTGTAATGAACCTGTATCGTTAAATCTACCAACGAATGCTGAACCTCCTGTGTTTACAGGATTTGATGCTGATACAACAAGACCTGAACCAAATACAATTGTTCCGTGTAAGTGTGCGTTGTTTGAACCATTATGAGATGATGTAACGATTGTATTAATACCACCAATTAAGTTGTCAGATATGTTTCTTGCGTCTGCTGATGATGGTGAACCTGTTACAAATATTTGAACGTTATTACCTAATAAATTATTTCTTTGAACGTTAACTAAGTTGGTTGCTGTTGAGAATGAACTACTAAATTCATTTCTAATACCCATAGCGTTACCATTAATAACATTACCAAGTAATTGAATTGAAGAACTTGTATGTCCTAAGTTTAACGTACCAGCAATTAAGTTTTGTTGTGCTAACGGTGTGTTTACCGATGCAGATATAAATGATTGTGACGCAAATGAGTTTAATTGACCTAATACTAAATTCGTTGTTATAGTTGCAGAACCACTTCTATGAGTTAAAGACAAGTTACCAACATTATAGTTATTTGCTATAACAGGTTGTGATTGAGTACCCGTATCAAATATCATTTGGATTCCACCATTATTATAGTTGTTGGTCATATTTGGTCTTAAAACCGAACTTGTAGTTAAGGTAGATTGTCCGTTGAATATATTACCATTACCACCAACATAACCATATGTTCCTGCAGTAACTAACGTATTTGGTCTTGGACCACTCATTATAATATTGTTTGAACCTGATATTACAATTGAACCTGTTAGTCCTGCTGCCGCAGGTCCTGTCAATCCACCGAATATAATATTTGATTGTGATATTGCGTTTGACGCAGATATGTTCATCTTAACTGAACCACTATTAAACGCCTCAGAGAATATATCAATTTGACCACCATTAACTACACCACCAATTAAACTACCCGATATAATCACATCAGGTAAATTTAAACTACCTGTAATTACTTGTGTTGATGTAATTGAACCTGTTGTGATAACACCAACTAATGATGGACTAATACCTGATGTTCCTGAAGTACCATCAACTCCACTTGTACCTGACGTTCCTGAAGAACCTGTTCCTCCTGATGTTCCACTTGTACCACTACTTCCTGCTTGACCTGAAGTTCCACTCGTTCCCGATGAACCATCAATACCTGATGTACCGCTACTACCTGTTCCTCCACTCGTACCACTTGTACCTGATGTTCCACCACTTCCACTCACACCTGAGGTTCCACTAGTTCCTGAAGAACCAGCAAGACCACTTGTTCCTGATGTTCCTGAACTTCCTGCTACACCACTAGTTCCTGAAGTACCATTAACACCACTTGTTCCTGATGTACCTGAAGTACCAGCAGAACTTGATATTGGAACATTGTTTATAAAGAAAGAACCTGAGATGTTTACCGCAGTTAAACTCATCTGTAAAGGTGAATTATCTCCATCACCTGTTTGAACGGTTTGTAATGTACTCGTTAATCCATTAGTACTATCGGTCATTTTTAATAGACCTTGAAAGGATTGTGATACGTATAAATTAGTTAATTGACCCATTTTATATTATATTTTGTGTTTTAAGTGTTTTCCCAATCTGTATTAACGTTCTTCCAAAGTTCAGCAAGTTCACCCCATGTACTACCAGGTATGAATGGTAATATAGGAAGTACACATCTATCGTACGCAAACTTCTGATTGAAGTGAAAGTCTAATACCCATCCTGAAAGAATTGTTTCTGTCTTCTCATAGAATGGTTGAACTGTTGCGTCCCAACCTGCTTCAAAGTCTGACAAATACAACTTAGCAAAAAAGTCTTTTACTATTTCTAATTGGTCAGACAATACATCCTGTTGATTTGAAATATCGTTATTTAGTTTATCTACAAAGAATATCTTCCATCCCAAATGTATTTGACCTACCTCAAAGTGTGTTGATTCAGGTAGTACATACATACGTGGATATTCAGGTTCTTGTTTTGTTATTATATCGTTTGTTAATTGTTCAATATCCCCAAATCCATATGAGTTTACTTGTTGATGTAAATCAGCAAACTCTTCAAACTTGTTTAGAACATATTGGTAACTTGTAAATTGTTCATCATCAGGGAATTGAAAGTTCCCAAGTACTGGTGGTGTACAACTGTTGTAATCAAATCCAACTTGGAATGATAAGTTCAATGTCCATCCACCCAAGATTGTTTCAAATCTTTCTAAGAATGGAAATACATCAGGTCTTTCATTTACCACCAAATAAAAACTAAAGTCTCCTTGTGCTGCCGTAAATGATTGTAATATAACGGTCCATATATCTTTCACAATCTCCAAAGTATCAGACATTACCTCACTTTGGTTTGATTGGTCATCCTCAACTCTATCCATGATTATAATGGATAAATTATATACAAGATGATTTTCTTCTAAACTAACTTGACCTGGCACAATATACATTCTTGTATATTTGGGTTCCTGTTTGGTTGTTATGTCATTTGTACACTGCGCAAGATCACCAAACCCGAATGATTTAATCTGTTCGTGGTGGTAAGCTATTGAACTGAAGTACGTTAATAACTGTTTATAATTAATTGAACTTGTATTCATCTATTTGTAAATATAAAATAATCCTATACGTTTTATGAAATTATACTATTTGTCCTTGTGCTTTCTTTTGGATTCTTATCTGTTCTTGGTCAAAACTAATTAAGAAGGAAAGTTGGTTTAGAACCTCCATTACTTTTTTGTCGTAGACGTATCCATGTTTAGTAAAATCGTTGTCAGTAATTTTGTTGACGACCAAAAACCATCCGAACGCTTGTTGGAAGGAATCTTGTAAATCATCCTCCATAAACTCCATATCAGTTTGATTTTCTGCCATCTCGATAGATTCGTTGTCAAAGATGGTGGGGTATAGTTGGAATATCTCCTTGCGAATTTGATAAAAAAAAACTGTGCTCCTAAAATAACACCTACATCTAATTTGTTCTTGAATAGTTCTGAACGTTTAGGTATTGAGTTTACATCATACTTCTCAATATCAAAGTCATGTTCTGACCTTTCTTCTGTGATTGGTCTATACATTATTGATGATAGTATGTGTAACATGTTTAATAACTCATCAGGTTTCTTGGTTGAGATGGTATCCATATCAATAAACTCAGCGAAGGTTAAATCTTTCCAATTGGAAAAGAATCCGTAATGAACCCCATCCAATTCAAATCTATCTTTGAATTTTACCTCATCCTTGTTTGGTAATTGTTTTAATATATACGATGCGATGTAGGATATTTCCTCATAAGGACAATCTAACAAATCTTGTAATGGTGCGGTACTTACAGCATTGATTAACTTTGCTGCGAAGTAGTCCTCAGTAAATAAGTCTTTTATTTTGTATATCTTACTGTAAACACCGATTGGTGTGTAATTTGGTACTTCATAAGGTACACCATCAATTTTAAATCTCATATATGTATATATTTTATCCTACGAACGCAATGGAATATCTCCCTGTTGCTTTCATACTTTTTATTTCAAAATACATCCTCATCATTAATGCGTCAGATAAATCGGGTGACTTACCCAATACCTTCTTCATCTCATCTTTGGATTGTACTTGTACTTTATTATCTCTATCAACATCTTTTAATTTGACTGACAATAGTTCTTGTGTTAATTCATCTATCGTTGATGGTTCCAATATGTTTAGACTCATCTTTCCTTCTTTAAATAGTTCAGATAGTTTAACATAACATTGTGACTTTAAGTTACTAAAGTTCTGTTCGTGTAATGGTTTACCATTGTTAATAAAGTTGGTCCCTCTAATCTGATCTGCTACACCACCACCAACTCCGTCAGAATCGACAATCACATTATTTGGATGTACCCCATATTTCTGTATTAACTCCCTTATTTCGGACGATAATTCTGTGGTTGATAGTTTACTATACACCAACACTTCTAAGACCACCAGTCCACTCCAAACGATTGCCACAGACCTATCACTACCAAACCTTGCTACGTCCACTGAGATATATTTCTTATCTGTTGGATTTGGTTTGTTTAAGAACACACTATTGGATATACTATCAAAGTCAAATAGATTATCTGACTCATCCATATAATTCCAATCACCTTCTAACAATCTCTTTCTTTGTTGTGGAGGTAATGACTTTAACATCTCAATATAAGATGCTGGTAAGTGTGGGTTGTCAAGTGGAAGTGCTGGTACAAACGCCATATTGTCTGGCAAGGTTTCCTGAATGTACGGAAGATAGAAGACCTTCTTCAACCATACTTGGCCAGGGTTACATGTCATTAATATCTTTGGCTGTAAATTATATTGGTCCAACTTAAATCTCATACGAGACTTGAGGATATTGTATGCTAACTGACTAATTTGTGCTGCCTCATCGACAAACACTGCTGTAAGTTCCAAACCTCCTAACGAATCAAAGTTCGGGTCTGATGGTTGGTACTGTAAATCTTTTAATACTATCTCAGACTTGTTTGTAAAGGTTATGACATTACTTTGTCCGTTGTAGACATAATGTTCCCCTGACTTTAATCCCATCGATTGTAGGGTCTCAAATAAAGTATTGAGTGTGGTTAGTTTTAATTGTTGTAATACTGTTCTACCAATCAAACATCTTATCCCTGCGTATTGTAAACATAATGTACTAATCCATAAACATCCCAACCAAGATTTACCAGCACCTGCGGACCCTCCGTATAATACTTCGTTAGTTGTATCATCCATTAAGAGTTTCCAAGCAACTGATTGTTTCTTAGTTAGATTAATGTTTACCTCCATATATATGTATATAAATTCCCAAAAACGAAACATTACTTTCGGTGATGGTAAATTTTTTTATTCCGTAATATTAATATTAATAGAAATAGTTTCACCATTTGAAGTTAGGTCAACTTTCTTTGGTGCCTCCATTCCTAATATCTTTGTTATGTCTCTGAGAACTTCTGACTCAATCCTTCTATTACCTGATAGACGACAACGATTTAAAAGGTCATACAGACGATTTAATTGTTCGGTTAGTATTTCCTCTTGGTTCTGACTATATCGTTCCTTCAGACGGTTCCTAACATCCTTCCACACATTCTCTGCTTGTCTTGTTGTTATATCAAATTCCTGTGCGAACTGTTTCTTAAATTCATCATATGATTTTTTCTCATATAACATTAACTCAAAGGCTCGTTCCATCCTTTGTTCATATTCTAATTCGTTTGCTTTGTTTTCCTTGCTCATAATAGTCCTATGTTTTTCATGTGGAATGTGAATCGTCTCGCTTGACCTTTACCACATCCATTACAATTAAATATAAACTCTTCATTGAACAGTGCCTGATATACCTTTTGGATTAACTCCTTCTTGTCTTCTTTAACACCACCTTGTGATGTTAGTTCAGCGTATGCGAGTATAATATCATCCTTTGTTGGAATATATATTTCTTCTTCCAACTCAAATGGTAATGGTAGTTTCTCCACCACAACTTCTTTTGGTTTCTTACAAGTTGTACACTTGGTTCTTTTTTGTTTGCCAGGATTTTCAATAGAGTTGGCTTTCAGTTTTTCTAATCTATCCATTGTCTTCTGTTTTAATTGGTTCAGGTGTTGGTTGAGGGGTTACAACAACTGGTTCTTTTTTCTTACATCCACACGACATTTAAAATATATTTTGTTCTTGTTCTTCTCCTTCTACTATAACAGTATTTTCTCTATTGATTCTTTCTTGTTCTCTTTGTTTTAACATTACATCATATAGTTCAAGTAACTGTTGTCTCTCTTCAGGAGTATGTTTATTTATCTGTTCCATCGTTTCTTTTTGAATCTTTAGGAACAACTTCTTTGATTCTCTCTCTTGTTGTCTTTTATATCTTCTTGTTAGTGATGCACTCATTCTTTTATCTTTTTTCCATGAATAACCCCTTGATGTGTAATATCAATATGGTCAAACTTATAATAGTCCACTTCATAATTATTATTTTCAAATATATGTTCCATTGAGATTAGACATGCTAGATTGTGATATTCACACGCTATCTCATCTATACCGTCAAAGTAATGATATTCAATTGCGTTCATTAATACTTCTGATCCCTCAATATCAATCTTCATCACCTGTGGTTTGTAATAATCCATGTAGGTAATAAACTTCTCATACCTATCAATCATATCCATATGACAGATGAAGTGATGTACATTGTAGTTCTTATTGAACCATTCGTATGATTGTGGATTACCATCAATACCAATTACTTTTGATGCCTTACGTTCCTGTAGAAAATATACAGGTGTTGGTGTAAACTCTGAATTGATTCCACAACCCATATCCAATACAACCTTATCTCTTACGTTTAAAAATCCCCAATGAATGTCAGGAGACTCTGATGTGATGATTCCTTTATGTTCCCTAATCTTAGCCATTTAATTTTGAAATTACATTTGTCTTTATTTGTTCTTTACCTTCCCTAATATAACGAGAAATACTCGTTAAGGGAATAGTTGTCTTTCTTGATACTGCCTTAAGTGAATTGAGTGAAAGATATAAATCCAATAATGATTTTCTAAACCAATCTAATTCACAAAACTCTTGTTCCAATAATTGATACAATTGTTCTGTTTCAAATGTTTCCTGATCTGATTCCATATTCAATATCTCTGTTAAGTCTGAATAGGATTGTCTTTCTTTTCTAATTCTGTAATGGTAGGGAGATGTTTTGGAGTAGTAGTTTACTCTCATGATTGAGGTGATGTAGTACTTAATACTGTCATCGTTGTAGTCTTTTAGTATTATCTGTTCCCTTGAGTATAATTGTAGAATAACTTCATGTAATAGTTCCCTACTTGTCTCCTCGTCTGTCTTAGTTATTTTCTTTGAGATGTTTAATAATACATAGTAATTCCTCGTTAGAAATGATTCTATTTCTTTATTCATTTTGAGTTAGTAATGTTTTCACATCTGAAAGAACTTGTACTACTTCGTAGTTCTCGTCTTCCAAATTAGTTATGATAGAACTTTCTATAATTCCATCTAATATTTCCATCCTATCTATTTCAGGTTCAACATTTCTATCAATTATATATAACATTGAATCTATTATAGTATTACATAATGATACTTTTTGTTTATGCGTAAACTTAAAATAGTCTACTGGTATTTTTAATTCACCAATATCTACAGAATCATTATTTTTCATTCTTAATATCATTTATAATTTTAAATATAGTTGTAGTTGATACCCTATATTTTGTGGCAAGTCTTTTATAAGACCAATCCTTACTTGATGAATATAATTCTATTATCTCTTCTCTCTGTTTAATACTTAAAATACTAGTTTGTATATATGGTTGTTTCTTTTTAATCTTTGGAAATACTAATTTACCATCAATCAATTCTTTAACACCAGGTTTTAAGAAATGACCACATTCCTCATTATAAGTATATCCAAGTACCTTCATTACCATATAGGTTTGTTCCTTTTGATATTCATCAGACCATACCCCAACTTGTGTATGTACCCTTTCTGAACCACCACTAGATTCTAATTCTTCCTGTCTTTCTTCCTTTCTTCTATCTAATTCCCTTTTGTTTAAACATTTTCTACAATCAAGATATGTAGTTTTTTTACTTTCACCATGGTAATAATAATCCTCCATTCTATGTTTATATTCTTGACAAGTTCTACATTGTTTGTAATCAGGATTGTTTGAGAATGGATTAATCTGTTCCACAGGTTGAGGTTCCAATACCTCTATTTCTAATTCTAAGACTACTGGTTGAATTATTTCTTTCATCTTGATACTTTCCTTGTATTTTCTTTTTTGTTCCTTAAAACAGGATTTACAGTAGCCTCTTATGCGTTCCTTCTGTTGAGTTGAATGAAAGTATTTATCAAACTGATTTAGTTCTTTTTCTACTTTACACTTTGAACAGGTTTTGGTTTCCATAATATAAATATCTACGTTTAAACGAAAAACCCCCACCTAACAAAATATTAGGTAGGGGATGAAAATTCCTAATGTTTGGGAACATACTAGAATAATAAAATATAATATCAAATTAGGTTGAAGTAAATACTAATACAATTCTTCTTCAAATGAAAAGAAGTTTCGTTGCTGCTTTAATTCAGGATTGTAGAAACGAAGAATAAAAATATCAATATCTCCTCTTTCCTGCTCTGGCATTAATACTAGTCTTTCAATATGTACTTGTTTCTCTGTTGAGGATAATTTATAAAATTCCTTCAACGATAGTGCACCAGTTCTAAACTTAGGTGCGTTGCTAGTAGTTTTCATATATATAAATATATTAATAATTTATTTAATTTCCAAATTTTTACAATACCTTTAATTTCTTCAATTTATTATCTGTAGCATCAAATGTAAATCTAATTTTATTACCAATATTTGGTTTATTTCCTTTGAGTACAAATACTTTGTATAGTTCATCCCTGCTAATAAGTTTTACTTCCATATTTAAACAGGTATTTTTATTCCAAAGAGTTTCTTCAACAGTAATAATTTCTTCAATAGTACTAGTATAATTGCAACCATCTTTGAATATTTCCTTCGGTTGAGGAGGTATTGTTATATTATCAATTTGTTGTTGCAGTAATTTAACCATGTTACAATGATTTATATTATTTTGATTTAATTCTACTATTAAAGAATTAAAATCAGACTCAAGTTGTTTTAATTGATTAAACAATCTAGCATGTGCTGTTTTAACCATTTGTAATTCTTCTTCAATTGTTGCCATAGTTATTTGTTTTAAGTTACCCAGTATATTCTGATATACTGGTATATTTTTTAATTTAATAGTTAATCTAATAGTGCCAACCTTTCCGACCATCCCCTTCAACTTATCCGACCACTACCTTCAACCAAACCGACCACCCCATTCAACTTATCCGACCAGTCTAAAGGTGTAATTTTTCTATAAGTCTTATTATTGTGGGTATAAGAACTGGTACAAATATACCCCAAATTCTTTAATTTCGTAATTCTTTCACTTGCTGAAGTTCTACTATAACCCAATTCTTTAGCAAAACGACTGTTTGATGCTATACAACCATTTTTCATATGATAAGATATTATTAAACATAACATCAATTTATCATCACCATTTAAATCTTTTAGTTCCAAAACGTGATACGGAACTTTGAGGAATTGATTTTCCATAATAAAATAAATAAAAAAGGGTCACCAAATACTCACTGGTTCTCACGTCAGTTTTCTTTGGCAACCCTAAAGTTTTTTAATGACCTATATTGTGAGAACGATCTACTATATAAGTATATGGATTTTTATTTAAATAAAAAAATTCTGATAAAAGTTTTTTTTTCTAAAATCAAATATTTATCTTTACATAAACAATTAAACTTTTAACGAATGGCAATTCAATTCAAATCCTATTGGAAAACTACGGACCTGACCGAAGATCAGTTACGTCAATCAATTAAATCATGTAAAACTCAAGATTATAGAGTTTACGAACTATTCAAAACATTTGGTACATTAACCACAGATGATGCATATGTTCTATATAATGAACTTTATAATGATATTCTTATCACATCTATTGGTAGAAGTAGAAATACTTTATTAAAAAATGAAGTAATATATGAAGTTGGTTCAATAAATGGTCCCAACAATAGACCAGTTACTTTATACACAATTGTGGATAACCCACCAACAGAATTAAAAACATTCAACAAAGAACTACCTAAGTCTATTTCAATTGATTTGATATTTGATGAGGAAGGTAATTTAGATGTGGATAAGATGTATGAATCAACATCAGAGAAATTAGATTTTATTATTAACAAATATAACATATAAACAAAATGGCAAACTGTCCCGAATTTTACAGCACAGATATTAAAATCTTACAACAATCTCAAAGTAAGATGGCATTAGAGTATTTGAATCTGATGGGTGTTAAACCAACCGTAGAAGAACTTTGGAGAGTAACTGAAGTATTTGTTCAATGTTGTCTTCATAAACAAGACGATGACCTTAAAAAGAGAATTAAGGGATTGGACGAATGGATTGTAAAAAAACAATCTAAAAATAAAGTATAATTCTTTTTTGTTTATACTAAGGGGTGAAGTTTGGTGTACTTCCCCCTTTTTTTTAATACTTATAGTTATGAGAAATTTTAAATTCTTTTCATCTGTTGATGAGAATGATGCCATTGAACCGATAGAACCATATCATTCAGAAACCCCTCAAATTTACACCCAAATCATAAGGGTGGAACTTCCTATCAACGAGATGACAGAAGACCATTTAAACCACCTTAAAATAAGTAATGAGAATATGATATTTAATCAAATATCAGATACATTAGATTTTCGTCATGAGATAATTCATCAAGACGAATTTGGATATACACTTAGAACAGAATTATTTATTTAACTATTTTGTTTTTAAAATATTTTGTTATATATTTATACTTGTAAGGACGGATACATTTTTTATTCTAAATTTGAGATTGCCATTTCATGTTGTACATTCGTCCTTACTTTATAATATATAGATAGTTGATTTTACTTAAGACCCTGACTTTGTCGGGGTTTTTTGTTTGTGGATATGTGGATAACTATTTTATAAAATATTTTGATATTGTTAAAAATCATATTACCTTTATTAAAATAAAAAACAAATAAACATGAATTATTTAAAATGGAATGACGATAAGGTTACTGAAATTGTAAAACAATATTCCAATCAAACAGAATTTAGAAAAGGTAACATCAGGGCGTTTGAGTATGCTAAACGTACTGGTTTATTAGACACATTCTTTCCCAATAGAAAGAGGAATGAAACTGATTGGACCGTTGATAAGGTTAAAGAGATTGCGTCCAAATATCGTAGACGTAAAGACTTTTGTCAGATTGAAAAGTCGGCTGCTGGTATGGCGTACCGATTCGGTATCATGAATGAATTGTATCCACACAAAGAGTTTAAGATTCATACTCCAACCCAAGAGGAAATGAAAGGACGTTTAAAGAGATGTTGTCACTGTAAAGAAGAATTACCTCTAAAATATTTCCACAAGAATAAAGTATTTTGGGATGGTTTAGCACACAATTGTAAGAACTGTACAAATAGTTTCAACAGAGAAAGAATGAAATTAGTTAAAAATAAACTTAAATAAAATGTATTATATATATCATATATTGGGAATTAAAATAGGATGTTCTAAAAATCCTAAACGTAGAGTTAATCAACAAGGATATGGTGAATTTGAAATATTAGAAGAATATGAAGATATTAATATAGCGTCTGAAAGAGAACTTGAATTACAAAAAGAATATGGTTATAAAGTAGATTGTACAATGTACAAACAAACAATTAGTTCACCAACATTAGAAGGAATAAAAAAAGGTGGACAGAATGGTGCTTTAAAAAAATGGATGGAAGATAATCCTGAATTATATAAAGAAAAACAAAAAGAAGCAGCAAAATTAGGTGGATTAAAACAAGGACCAATACAAGCTAAAATTAATAAAGAAAATGGTCACATGTCTAATTTAGGTAAACAAATGACCATTTATAATAATCGTTTACAAACTTGTCCATATTGTGGTATTGAAACAAGAGGTGCTGGTTATGTAAGATGGCATGGTGAAAAATGTAAAAAGAAACCTTAATTACTTTTCATTCCATTTTTGATAACATATCGCATTTCTTTGTGCGTCATCAGGATATTCTTCATATAATTCTGAATTACATCTACTGATGTATTTTTGTTCATCCTCATCACTTGCTGGTGATGGAATAGGGAAACCTTCTTTTTTAATTTTGGATTGTTCTTCTTTGATTGGAACACAGTTAGGTACGGTCTTACCATCCAGTTCTTTAGTTCCTATTGGTTCGTAACCTTCCCAACATGCGTCTTCTAAGTCCGCCATTTTCTTTGGTACTTTAATCTCAAAGTTATTTAATTTAAGATTGATGATTTGTTCTAATGTCATTTTGATAATTTTTTATATTCTTTAAATGTTAATTCTTGATTGGTTAAAAATACACTGTTGTAGTTATGACTAATCCAACCAGTTAATTCATCCTGTGTTATTTTATATTTCTTATCTAAATCAGGAATGTGGATTAATAATCTTTCAAAGTAATCCGATTTTCCTGTAAAGTTTAATTCAGTATCTGTTGGGTAAGGTAATTTAAAGTCCATTATGTTTTTTTAATTTTTGATTTTCTTTTTTTAAACTATCGATTGTTGCTTCTAATCTTACGATATGACCTGTAAGTTCTTCCACCTTTTTGGATAGGTCATCAATAACCACCTGATAAATCCTAATAGACTTTTCAAGGTTCTCTAAACGACCACCCTCAACTTCATTCTGTGATTTTTTGTATCCGACAAAATAACCAATTAACGTGGTTACAACTGTCAATATAATTTGTTCTATCATTTTAAAAACAATCATTACATCCAGGATTCTCATGTTCTATTTCAGAATATGTTGTAATCCCCTTTTTATTTAAGTTGTCCATACTATAACCTTTACGAGAAGTATGTGCTAAGAATATACCGTTATTGTATTTCTGTGATCTATCAGG